TATCATACTTTATTAAAAGTTGCAAATGATGTATCTGATGGTGTTGTAGACACATCAAATATACTTGAGCAGTTTGAAAAATCATGCAATATTAAATTAGTAACTGACAATGGATTAGAAATATTTTCAGATTCTGATCGTATCATTGACGATATTACAAATGTTGAAAAAACAATTCCATCGAAGTGGGAGTGGTTAGATAATGCATTGGGTGGAGGCTTTAGAGAAGATGGAAAATCATTATATATTTTCGCTGGACAGACAAACATTGGCAAGAGTATATTTCTTGGTAATATAGCAGCAAACATTGCTAAACAAAATAAAACGGTTCTTGTCATTTCACTTGAAATGAGTGAAATGTTATACGCAAAAAGAATATGTTCAAATATAACAAAAATTCCACTTAAAGAATTTCAATCTTCTTGTAAATCTTTACAACATTTTTTGAAATCTGAGAAAGAGAAATTTCCAAAGAGTAAAATTTTTATTAAAGAATTTCCTCCTAGTACAGTTACTCCGAAACAACTCACAGCATTTGTCAAAAAATTCCAAGATTCTGGCGAGAAAGTAGATGCTATTGTTATAGATTATGTTAACTTGCTTCATTCCACTATAGGTTCTAATTCTTATGAACGTGTGAAATACATATGTGAGCAGGTTCGTGCTATGAGTTATATATTTAAATGTCCTATTATTAGTGCTACACAGCTTAACAAGTCAGGTTTCAATACTGACAATCCAGATTTGGCTACAATTTCAGAATCTGTAGGATTAGCAGCCACCGCTGATGTTATTGTATCTATTTTCCAAAATGAAGAAGATCAAGAATTGGGATTGATTAGATTGGGCATGATGAAAAATAGATACGGTCCGAGAGGAATGGTTCAACCCATGAAAATTGATTATTCTACATTGAGTATCGTTCAATCTGATGAAGAAGAAGAAATGATCAACGAAGAAGACCTTTCATTACTTGAAAAATTTGCAAATTAAATTAAATCATATAATACATGAATGTATTTTTATGGACAAACTGTGATTTAGATGGAGTTGCATCTACTATTATTTTGGGTAATGCGTTTGCTAAATCCAATTTTGATTATCAATGTGTATTTTTCGGAGACTTTGAAAAGAAATACACAGAATGGTTCAATGAGAATTCGAATAAATATGATAAAATATTCATAGTTGGGATTCCATTAGATCAAAATACCATTAATAAAATTGATGATAAAAAAGTTATTATTATTTCTGATAAAAAAGAAAATATAAAGGTATATGATTCTACATTGATAGATGACGATACAACATCATGTACGAAATTATTATACAAAAAATTTAAAGATAAATTTGAATTTTCATCAGACCTTAAAAAATTAATAGTTTATGTAGATGATTATAATAGTTATGAATTAAAAACAAGAGAGGCTAAAATATTAAATGGTCTTTTTAGAAAAAGTGGAAATAATAGATTTTATAACTTTGTAAACAAGTTCTGGTCTGGTTATCAAGAGTTGTCAGAATCTGAATTAAGATTATCATCATCTTTTTATAAAGATTTAAATTCTGAACTTGAGAATTTATGTTTATATCAAGGAGAGTACAAAGGTCACAGTGTAATTGCTACTTTTGCTAAAGGAAGCGCTAATGAAATAGCCAATTCGTTATTGGATAATTATGATTATGAAATTGCAATCATAGTAAATGTTAATACTCAGTTTGTTTCTTTTAGAAAGAAAAGAAACTCATCAGCTGATATAAAATTCATGGCAGAAAATATTTGCAACGGAGGAGGAAGTGTCAATTCTTCTGGTGGGAAACTTACTCAAAAATTTTTAGATTTTACAACAACATTAATTGAATTATGATAGCTCCCCCGTACACCACACTCATTGAAAATGAACAAATGCATTTGTTTATGTGTTACTGCACGTTTATTATGAATATCCAAGGTAAGAAAATGTCAGTGCAGAACGTCTTCGTTTTCACATTACAAAATGAAAAAATGAAAAATTTACTTAAAGACATTTTATCTATTGACACTGACTATGAAGTTGTTAAACTGTTTTTGGAATTCGATCCAAGTCTTGTAAAGAGCAAGTATGTTACAAAATATCTAAACAGTTGTAATAAAAATAAAAAAAATGCTAAAACTAAACGATAATCAAAAGCGCATTTATAATTGTCATTTAGCTATATCTAGAAAAGTAAAAAATTTACCATTTAAACAAAAACAAAACTTTGATAATTTAGAAGAGAGTAAACTTATAGTTTTACAAAAAATAGAAAAATTTTTAAATTCTAATAAAACTGTAGTTATTGATTATTTCTTTATTGCTCCTTATAAAATATATCCAGATGAAACTTATTTTTCTTTGGAATACTATACTACATTAAAGGCGATCACTTGTTATACTAATTATATGAAAATTTTAAATTCTGAAGATCCAGATTCTTCAGAATCATTGGAGAGATTTTCAAATTCTTTAAAATTTATATTGAAATTCTGCAAAGACTGTGATATTTCTTTGGAAAAATATAAAACATATTCTACAGGAACCTTACCATCTTTTATAGATCATTTGAAATCTCACAAAATAAATTATTACACTTTACACGCCTTGACATTTTCAAATATTGATGTAGATTCAGACATACTGAATTTTGCTTTTGGAGATTTTTGGAAAACCTTTCAAGTCACAAGAAACAAATATCAGTCTTCTAAGAAAATGAAAGTTTTTGGAAAACAAGCAATAGAAAAAATAAAACAAACATTAAACAAACATGACAATATTTAAAGTTTCTATATATTTGACATTTGCTCTTGCTTTTCTAAAATTAGTTGGTATCCTTAATATAAGTTGGATGTGGGTGATGTCACCGATATTATTCTTAATCCTAACTTTGATTGGTATATCAATATTAGCATTAATAATAATAACATTAACAATTAAAATCATTAAAAAAATTAAACAATAATTATCTATGAAAACGACAAAAACTAAATTCAATGCAAGCATGTTTGAAAAAATCAAAGATGCTCTTAATAAAACAAATGAATCATCTGGAAGCAGTGCATTTGCGAATGTAATGAAGTTCCCTGCTGGGAAAACATATACCGTTCGTCTTATTCCAAATTTGGATGATCCAGAGAAGACATTTTTCCACCACTACACTCATGGTTGGAAAAGCAAGGTGACTGGTAGTTATATTTCAACACTATCTCTTCAAACATTTAATGATCGTGATCCAATTACCGAAACGTTTTGGAAACTTATTAAATCTGAAGATCAATCAGAAAAAGAACTTGGTAAAATCATTCGTCGTAAGGAAAATTGGTTTGTTAATATTTATGTTATTGATGATCCATCAAATCCAGAAAACAATGGGACCGTTAAAGTTCTGAAGATTGGACCACAAATTAAGAAGATTATTGATGACGCTCTTACTGGCGATGGTGCTGATGAGTTTGGCGCTCGTATCTTTGATCTTGGTCCAGAAGGTGCTAATTTGAAGATCAAAGCGGAAGGTCGTGGTGATTATACCACATTTGAATCTTCTGGCTTTTATAACAAGCCAGTTCTAAATCTTGATGATGAAGAAATTGAGGATATCTATTCAAAGGTTCACGATCTTGAACAGATTTATCCAGTTAAAACATTTGACGAGCTTGAAGAAATTTTAAACACTCATTTCTTTGGGAAATCTTCAGATACTGAAAAAACAAAACCATCATCAGTTGTAGCTAAATCTACAGCATCGAAATATGATCAAGAAGATGAAGAAGATGAAATCCCTTTTGATTTCCCTGCAAAGAAAGAAGTTAAAAAAACCAAACCACAAATCGAAGATGTCGATGATGAAATCGATGCATTGTTAGATCAACTCGATAGCTGAATATGTTGACTCCCGAAGAAAAACAAGCATTGATTGAATTTGCTGGTCCAATGTTTGCATTGGGTAAGGATATAGACTCAATGTATTTCAATGATCAGCAACCGAAAGTTGATGGCATGAGGGATGGCGGGATATCTAGCGGTATTAAAAATGCACTTGAGAGAGATTTTAGATCCTCTCAAGTGCGTCAAACGCCAGTAATATCGCCTCAGTCTATTGAAATTGCTCAAACATATCAACCTGTGATTCCTCAAACACCACAACTAGTTCAAATTCAACCACAATCTACAGTTGATGAGAATCAGTTAGAATTAAAATTCAATAAATCTGAGCAAGAGACGACAAATGAATTGTTAAGAAAACAGAATAAAATATTAGAAGATTTAAATAAAAAAATTGATAAATTACTTACATTAATACAACATGAGCCAGAAGATAATTCTTAACAAAAGTAACTTTCTTTTTTTATTAGAATCATTATCTAAAATAAATGATACCGCCATTCTTAATATTAAGAATGGCGAAATTTATTTTATATCAAACAGCGAAGACGCATCTTTAATATTGTGGGGAAGAACAGAAATCGATTTTGAAGAGGAAAAAGTATTAAACATTCCATCGGTTTCTAAACTATCAAGCGCTTTAAAAATGTGCGATGGTTCGGATGATATCACTTTAATTTTAAACAATAATAATTTAGAATATAGAGGCAATAAGATAAAATTTAAATATCATCTATATGAAGATGGACTCATTGCAAAAACAAAAATGAGTTTGGAGAAAATTAAAAGCATATCTTATGATATAGAATTTAATGTTTCTAAAAATTTCATAAAAAATTTGTTAAAAACCAATTCTGCGTTTTCAGATTCTAATAAACTATACATATATACAAATGATGGTCAATTATATTGGAGTTTGCAAGACAAAACATCATCAAATAGTGATGTTATATGTATAACATCTGGAAATGTAGATTTTGAATTATCTGATTTTATTATAAATTTAGATAATTTACGTCTTTTAACTTTCATAGAAGACAATGATTTTAATTTTAAAATCAATACAAAGTTTGGAGTTGCTAATATAAACTTGAATTTTGAAAAAGTTTATCTAAATTATATTATATCAAGTTTAGTAAAATGAATAATAAAAATAAAATATCAACCTTTAGTTATTTCTTAAAAAGACTCCGCGATTCGGGATTCATTGCAATTAAATTATTTAAAGATTATGGACAGCAAGATCCTAGAAAATGGAGCGTTATGGTAGATCCTGGCGGAAGAAGCGTCATGATAACATGTTATCAAAATAAAGAATTTAAAGGAGATCTCATGTTTGAAATAAATGATGGTGGGTCATTCTTTCCAAAAAATTATAATTTAAAAACAAGCTCGATGGAAATTATAATCACAACATTGTTGGAAAAAATGGTTCCTCAGAAGTATGATGACCACGTATATTTTAAAAAAGAAGAATCTCCAATTTAATATTGTGTGACATTAAATAATTATATGGATAATGGGGATGACAATTATTCAGATGATGAAATTAAAAAACTTTTAATAGATTCATTAAAAATAAAATTAAAAGATGATAGAAAAAAACCATCTAAGGTAATATTAAATCAAGCCATTACAGCATCGCTGAGTGAATTTTTAACTTGTTTTAAGTTGATAGGTTATGATATAGATGGAAATCCAGTTAGGCTCACTATGAGCAAAACAAAGCTGGATAAATCAGCTTTGGACAATGCATTCATAGAAGAATTTGGAGATTTTATGAACAGAAAAATAATGGATGGTTGATTATGTTTAACTTTTTTAAAAAAGGTCCAAGATTTGGAGATGTATACGCAGTCCAAACTGGTGATTATGCTGGTCAAATGTTTATTTTGATATCAAAAAATGAAGATGATTATGATTTTTTAGCATCTCCACTGATGGAAAATAGAAAAGTACCATTAGATAAGTTTGACTTTGCTTTAAACGAAGGTATAATTGAGTATGTTGAAAGACTCCCAAAATTTGTCCGCAATATTGCGAGGGCTCAACACGAAGAAAACGAAAAAACTTGAAGAATTACCTACTGATTATGTAATAGCTAAGTTTTTTGAGTTGGGATTTTATCCAAAACATAATAGATTCAATGATACATATCAGTGTTCTTGCCCAATATGCAAAGAAGGTAAAAGTTTTGGAAAAAAGAAACGTTGTTTTTATATACCAGAAAATAATTTAATATATTGCCATAACTGTGGATGGAGTAGTAATCCTTTAAAATGGATTATGCGTGTTTCTGGGATGAATTATGATGAAATTCGTCGTGAAATATCAGATGATTCTTATGATTTATTGGATGTGATGTCAATAAATGAGTCTGTTAAAGTTAAAAAAACCCCATCTTTACCAGATGATTGCATTAATTTATTCGATTCTATTCAATTAGAGTATTATAAAGATAATAATATAGTTCAAACTGCTTTAGATTATTTAAAATCTCGTAGATTAGACACTGCAATCAATAAACCAAGCGCATTTTATATATCTTTAAATGATTTTAATCATAAAAATAGATTAGTTATACCATTTTTAGATACTTCTGGTAAATTTATTCATTATCAGACCAGAAAAGTTGTTAAATGGGATGAAAAACCAAATTATTTATCAAAAATTAACTCCGATAAATCAATTTTTGGGATAGAAAGGGTGGATCCTTCACTAGATGATGTATTTATATTCGAAGGACCGCTGGATGCCTGTTTTGTGCGTAATGGAGTAGCTGTAGCGGGTATCAACGAGGGGTATCACAAGTTTACAACGATTCAGTTGGAACAATTGGAAGAACTTAAGTTCTTTAATAAGATTTGGGTGTTGGACAATCAATGGATTGATGAAACCGCAAGAAAAAAGAGTATAGTGTTATTAGAACAAGATGAATGTGTGTTTATTTGGCCTGAGAAGTATAAACAGTTTAAAGATTTCAATGAATTGTGTATTGATAAGAAAATAGATCAAGTTCCTATAGATTTTATCAAAAAAAATAGCCAATGTGGACCATCGGCTATTGTAAAATTTAAATTATTGTTTAATAAAATTTAAATTTTATATTAATTAACAGAAAAATGAGGATACTTGACCAATCATGCCCAACATACTCAATCCAAATGCTAATGGAATAGCTACATATTTATATTTTGGATTTTTGGTCTGTGCCATAAATCCAAGGAATGCCTGATGAAGAGAAGCTAAGTCTGATGCAACTCTGGATATTTTAGTTTGTTGGGACTGCTTCATTTTATCAAAAATAGTGTCTGGTTCAGCGTTCGCGAGTCTTGATTGCATACTTGCACTGTCTCCACTATTAAGAATTTTCAAAAATGAATCAATATTATCAATCCAACCTTGCAATTCAGTTACTATTTGATCATTTCTTTTTGAAATGCCATCATCTATGTCAGTTTGCGCTTTCACCAAATCATCAATATTAGCATCGAATTGAGCTGGGTCTGTATTATCATCCAATGAAGCTTCCATAGCGTCTCTTTCTAATGAAAGGTCTTCATCAGCTTCTAACATCATTTTGAATCTCTTAGCGTATAAATTGCTCATATTCATATTTAGTATTTATTTGATAAATAATAATATGCGAAGCAAAGATTCTCCATATGCGACTGGTTTTTTATCTGCAAATATCAATTTTGATTTTAATGATAGTAGAAATTTCAAAGAACGTAAAAAAGAAGAGAAAGAAACACATAAATCTCCAGATTTATTACCTTACGAGTTAAGAGAATTGCCAATTTGTTTCGCAATGATAGTAGAAAATGCTATAAAAGCATCAAAAACCATAGAACCATTGTTAGAATCTAATAATATCAAGGATAAAAAGGAATTGGCTAAATTAAAGAACAATATGGACAAATTGGTGATGTATCTTTTTAAAAATGTGGACAACATCCTTGACAAGCATGCTATAGGTGGTAAAATGGATGTTGATGATAAGTAATATTAAATTTCATTCTTTCGTCTTTGCTATTGGTCTGATATTCACAACTGCATTTTCATATGGGTTGAGTTTTTTATCTATTCCATTCCAAAGTTCTTTTTTTATTTTAATTTCTTTGATTTTTTTACTAACGGGTATTTATTTTATAATAAATCTCACTAAAAATACTCAAAATTCCAACAACAATGATGTAAATTCAGAGGAATTGTTAGAATTGATAAATGAAAAAGACGAAGTTATTCAAGAGTATGAAAGATTATTAGATGAACAGTTTGTAAACATACCTTGCAATTGCGGCAGTGATTTATTTCAAGGGATACTTCTCCCAAATTCTGAAAACTTAACAGAATGTAAAAATTGTAAAGAAAAATATAAAATTTTTATAAGTTATGACAGCATATTGGTTGCTCAACCAGCTGATAATAATACAATTTTTGAAAATTTGATTAATAAAAAACTAGAATAATATTCTGGCATGAACAAAGTAATAATCGAACGAGCAAATGGTACAGTTGAACAAATGAACAGCGTTTCTTTCGCTAGATGGGCGTGTTTAATCGAAGCCCTTGAGTTTATTCAAGGGAAAGCCGAAGAATTAAAGCTGGATGTTGATAATTTTTTAAAACCAGTGGCTATTGAACATTATATCGAAGAACGCTATCCAGCAATGCTTCATGATGTTAACACAGAAATTGAATTGGGTGTTTTGTCTTGACAGTAAACATCAATGCATTTTATAGTTTTGGTTGGATTTATAATTTTATCCAATTCTTTATTTAAAAGAATGCTTTCTTGCTCTATAGCTTCAATATCTTGTTTAGATAAAGCTTGACTAAAATGATTTTTAAGTTCTGTTGTATCTAAACCAAGTTCAATAAATCCAATCATGTAATTTCTAAAACGATCTTTTAGATCATTAACATAAGGAACTCCTGATGGTCTACCAAATCTATGGAGCCATTTCAAAAACGGTAAACATAACGTTTGTTTACCGTTTTTTCTGTATTTTTCATGAATGTATCCTTCTTCTCCGCCAAATCCACGAAATTCTTTATTAAATCCCAACCAAGAATTTTTTCTGCATGAAAACAAACCCATTCCTTGTGCTGGAATTTCAAATGGTGGCGAATCTATGTCTTTTCCTTTATCATCGGTAGCCCATGTACCCCACATGTGACCACTCCATTTTAAATCAAAGTGTGTTGAGATGTTTGATAAGTCATCGTATATAAGCGGACCTTGTAATAAATTGCCATTATCAAGACCAGCATCATAAAAATCTATTAATTTTTTTAAACATCCTGGTTCTAGTAATACATGACTATCAATACACATCACATATGGTGTGTCAGCTATTTCAAATACTTTATTTTTTACAGTGGTTGATTTAAATTTAGTAAATGGAAAGTATTGAACTGGTTCTTTTATCCAATCAGTCAATTCTCTGATTGGTTTTGCATGATTTCCAGATGGATTATTATCGATTATTACAAATTCAATATCATTTAAAACTTCTTTATGATACATTCTAATTGATTGAATTGTAAAATAAACACCATCATAATCATCATAAGTCGCCATTCCAATGGTCAATTTTCTCATATTGACATATTTATTAATAGCCCAATTTATTGCAATATGGGTTACAATTTAATATTGTTGTTGGATATATTGTAGTTGTAGTCGTGGTTGTGGTAGTTGTGGTAGTAGTTGTGGTAGTTGTTAAAATAATATCAGAAGTTAAAGGATCTGAAGATTCAACTAATGTTATATTTCTGGGAGAATTTGTAGAAATTATAGATTCTAATTCTATTCCTTTTGGAGTATTGATAAATGGCGGGGGTTGCGATGTATGAACAGGACATGGCGGTAATGTAGTGGTTGGCGGTGAAGTGGTAGTAGTAGTAGTAGTAGTAGTGACAGGAGCAAGTGTTGTGGTGCTAGTAGTGGTAGTAGTAGGAGCTGATGTTGTGGTTGTTGTGGTGGGGCAAAAAATATCAACATTTTCAAAAAGAAAATCATAACCCTCATCCCCACTATATGTTAAATCTGCTATAACAGTTGGATTTAACAAAAGAGTTCCAATAATATCATAAGCTCTAATTTGTACTGTTCCAAGATTGCCATTAAAATTATCCTGCGTATTTTTCATATACAGGTTATTGTTATTTCCTAGATTTAATATATTTTCATTAAATCTATATTCTACCATTTGGTTTAATGGACAGGCAAAATCTTGATTTACTATTGTTAAATTTGGAATATCAGATCCTATAAATATAGAACCCACTTGAGCATCTGAATTTAAATCAAGCCCACCTAGATAATATCCATTTACATAAATATCAAAATTATCATCTTTTACAGCATTGCTATTGCAAATTTGTATAACTATAGCTCTACCAGGACAGAGCTGCGTTGGCGGTTGTGTTGTAAAGGTTGTGCTTGTTTGATAGTTGCATTTTGTAATGCTGGTTATTACGCCGTTTAACACTACATAAACAACACTTACACTCTCTCTATAATAACCATCATCTGCTGGTATGGTTCTATTAAAATCGCTATATACTAAAGTTCCTTCTATAAGAGAACCGATATAATATAATACAGATGTTGTTCCAGTAAAACAAGAATTATCTAAAGTATATGATAGAGTGGAGGATAATGGACAATTTAAAGAAGATTGAATAACTCCACCTATTGTTTGATATACTGTGTTTTCATATTTATAATATCCATCAGATACTGTTGTAGTTAAATCAGCATCAGTATATAATGTAGTTCCTATTTCGAAAAATCCTGTATGATATACAGTCGATCCAGTATTACTAGTACACGCAGTTCCTACAGTAGATCCAAAATACAAAAAAAATGAAGTTGGACAAGATGATGAAGATTGAATAACTCCATCTATTGTTTGATATACTATGTTTCCACTTTTATAATATCCATCAGGAACAGTTATAGTTAAATCAAAATCGGTGTATAATGTAGTTCCTATTTCGAAAGATCCTGTATGATATACAGTCGATCCAGTATTACTAGTACACGAAGTTCCTACAGTAGATCCAAAATATAAATAAGTAGAATTTGGACAAGTTGAAGATGAATCAACAACTCCACTAACTACATAATATATCGTTCCATAATAATTATAATATCCATTAGGAACAGTTATAGTTAAATCAGCATCAGTATATAATGTATTTCCTGTAGTAAAAGAACCAGTATAGAATACCGTTGTTTCAGTATTATCAGCACAAGCAGTTCCTACAGTAGATCCGAAATATACAACACTATAATCTGGACAAGTTGAAGATGAATCAACAACTCCACTAACTACATAATATATCGTTCCATCATAATTATAATATCCATCAGATGCAGGGGTGATTAAATCAACATCACTATATAATGCAGTTCCTATATCAATATATCCTTCATAATATACAGTTGATTCAGTATTACTAGTACACGAAGTTCCTACTGTAGATCCAAAATATACAACACTATAATCTGGACAAGTTGAAGATGAATCAACAACTCCACTAACTACATAATATATCGTTCCATAATAATTATAATATCCATCAGATGCAGGGGTAATTAAATCAACATCACTATATAATGCAGTTCCTATATCAATATATCCTTCATAATATACAGTTGAACCAGTGTTACTAGTACAAGCAGAACCAGAAGTTGCTCCATAATATAAGTAAATGTCGCTGGTCATGATCTTATATTATTGATAGTTCCATTTCCACTACTTAAAACATAAACTGTTGATGAATTTACTCGATATAATCCATCTGCTGAAAAGTTTGATAAACTATTATCAGTGTATATTACAGTATTAATTCCTAATGATCCAGTATAAAATCTGCTTATAGAACCAGAATTACAGTTACAAGCGTTTAGTATTGTAGTACCATAACAAGATGTAAAACTTGGATTTTGTAAAAATACAGCAACTTCATAATTTCCAGTACTTGAACCATATCCTCTTAATTTTAAATAATAGATTTGACTAGCATTTAAATTATATGTTATTAACGATTGACCATTACCGCCACTATCATCATCAGAAGCTAATAGGGTTGTTTGATCGCTGGAATACAGATACATCAACATATCTGTATTTCCATATGTCCTCATTGTATAAAGACTGGTGGAACTTGGTGTAAAATTATACCAATCTTCATCATTGACCGCACTTATAGCGGCAGAATATGGAGAACCATTTACAGTTAATGTAACCATGCTTAATTATTATTTATTGACAAATTTAAATGTAGTGGATTAACAATCATTCTATATAATTAGAAAATCCTGGTTTTGCCAAAGGACATTCTAAATTTGGATAATGTAATTTAGAATATCCATCTTCTTGTCTTGGATTTAATACAGCAAGTTTATTTGACCCACATCCACATCCTTTGCAAAAGTACATATCATCAGGATCTTTTGACAAAAATTGACAAGGTTCTATGTTCTTTTCAATATTTCCAAAACAAGATTCTCTTCTTAAATTATAAATTTCATCGGATACTCTTTCTCCACCTTTATTATCAACTCCTGTATAGTCTAATACTGTTGAAATCAAGCCTCTACTACTAGCAGCATCTATAAATTGTGAAGCTTTACTCCAAGATTCTGCAACCAAATTCCAACCAAGTTTTGGTTTTATTTTTTCTTTGTTGATATCTTCTGTATTATCAATTTTAATAATATTATTTTCTTCATTTAAATTTTCTTTTATTTGAAGACCTACTTGCAATCCTCTAATTTGCATATTGAAGTACTTAGATTTGTATATACTTCTATTTTCAACATCTAATTGTGGATATATAACATCTGATACATTTTCAATATTTCCTGTATATATATAATAATTTGTTTTTATATTATTTATAACCTCTGGTAATTCCGATTTTACATTCTGATTGATGAAATTTTGCATAGAATCAAACCAAAGAACAATATCTAAATTTTTTAAATCAGATTGTTTGGAAGTTATAATACAATCTCCAGTTAATGTGAATTTTTTAAATCCGTTAAATTTATTTAAAAATTTTAAATTTTGTAATATATCAATATAAAAAATAGGAACTGATATATCAAAAAATGAATCATAATCATCTAATATTTTTTCAACAGATTTTAATGAAGATATATCATATTCTTTGATTGATTTTACAATAAAATCTTTTTCTTGTTCTTTTGAAATTGATTTATTGTTATATGGTCCAGTTTCAAAACAATGCATTTTACATAATTCAGAACATGTTTGAAATTCTTTTCCAATTTTATTTGATAAAAATTTGCAATATGTTTTACCAGATGCATTCTTTAAAAGATTAATACAATCGATGTTTTCATTGTCTGTTGTTATAATGTTTGTATCATTCATATATTTTATTTGTTGATATTAATATCCCAACTTATCACAATCCGATTTACATATTTGAGAAATGGTGGTTGATGTTGGATTTGAAGTTGTGGTTGTTGTAGTGGTAGTTGTTGTAGTGGTAGTTGTTGTCAAAACAACATCTGATGTTAATGGATTTATCGAATCAATTAGAGTTATATCTCTATCTGAATTTTCAGAAGGTATCGAATCCAATTTGATTGGATCGTTGGGATCTATTGGAGGGTGTGGAAGTGTTGTTGGTACTGGAGGTTTTGGAGTTGTTGTGGGAGTTGTTGTGGGGGTAGTTGTAGAAGTTGAAGTTGTTGTGGGAGTAGTTGTGGTTGTAGGAGTTGTTGTAGGAGTAGTTGTAGGATCAGGTTCAGGATAGGACAGTAAAGCGTCGATAAAACCTCCATAATTTGATTGATTTACAATCAACGTTATATTTACAACTGATGGTTCTTCGCTCGACTTAAATATTACCATATCGTATGGAAGTGTGCCATCAAAGACATCTGTGTACTGCCTAACTATTCCATTCCATTCAACTATAAAAGTGTAGCTTCCAGTTCCAAAAAAAGCCCCTGCCCTTTGCACAGTAAAGACTATATCACCAATACCAGATACTGTTAATGAACTTGTTCTTGGACCAGCTTCGGGTGGAAATGTTCCTCCCCATCTATACATTAATGATTGTTGAGCCTGAGCCATATAATATTTATTAATATCCTAGTTTATTACAATCTTTTTCACAAGGTTGAATTGTGGTGGATGGTATTAAAATAGGTCTTGGTGTGGTGGTGCTTGTTGTAGTGCTGCTAGTAGTAGTTGTTAAAATAGTATCAGAATTTAAAGGTAAACTAGGATCAATCAATATTATGTCCCATGGTGAATTTGTAGAAGGTATAGTAGTTAATTCTGCGTCTGTTGGATCATTAATTATTGGAGGTCGTTGTGTTGATGGATCGCACCTATCAGTAGTTCTAGTAGTAGTAGTTGTGGGTCTTCTAGTAGTAGTTGTGGGTCTTCTAGTAGTAGTTGCAGTTGTTGTGCTGGTTGTTGTAGTTGGTCTTCTGGTGGTGGTTGTTGTAGGTCTTCTGGTGGTTGTAGATACTGGTGGTGGGGGTGGTCCTCCACCGCAACAATCCAATTCAAAAGAATCTAAAACACAACTATCTAATAATATTTCACCATCATCAGTTTCTACTTGATACCAAGTGATATTGGAATGGCAATATTCATTAACGCACTTAGCTTCAAATTTTAAATTACATCCAAATTCGGAAATATAATCGTTTATGTCATCACCAGTTGCATATAATTCACTAACTCTATTTCCGCCATCATTTGCATTATTTAAATTTATTTCTCCTATGAAAATTTTCCCTAAATAAAGATTCCACGCTGCATTATCACATTTATGATCACCAGGACACGGACCTTCCGAATTGGAATATCTTGCTGTTATTTTTAATCCGTTACACTTCGCCATGGTCGATAATTATTTAATTGATGAAGAATTTTCAAATAATATTACTGTGTAGTATGATTAGAAAATCCTGGTTTTGCCAAAGGACATTCTAAATTTGGATAATGTAATTTAGAATATCCATCTTCTTGTCTTGGATTTAATACAGCAAGTTTATTTGACCCACATCCACACGCTTTGCAAAAATGCATATCATCAGAATCTTTTGACAAAAAATGACAAGGTTTAATATTTTTTTCAGAACTCCCGAAACAAGATTCTCTTCTTAAATTATAAATTTCATCGGATACTCTTTCTCCACCTTTATTATCAACCCCTGTATAGTCTAATACTGTTGAAATCAATCCTCTGCTACTAACCGCATCTATAAATTGTGAAGCTTTATTCCAAGATTCTGAAACGGACCTCCATCCAATTCTAGCTTTTACATTTTCTTTATCTATGGCATTAATTTTTTCAATAAATTTAAGATCATATCCCTCATATATACAAGACTTAACTTCAAAATTAAATGGTAATGATCTGATATTCATATTAAACCATTTTGAAAAATATATTATTTTATTTTCAACGTCTAATTGAGAAAAAAATAAAGATGAAATTTCTTCATCATTTCCTGTAAATATATGATAATTTACAGGAGTATTGTTTATGCTATTCGGTAGTAATTCTTTTATTTTTTGATTTAAATAATCATCTAATGAATCAAACCAAATAACTATATCAATATTTGAATATTCAATTCCTGAATTTATAGTTATACACGGTCCTGTTAGTGTAAATTTTTTAAATCCTTTATAATTTTTTAAAAATTCTAAATTGTTTTTTATTTCACTATAATATCTAGGAACTTTAATATCAAAATTTAGATTATATTGTTTTAATATATTTTGAATTGTTTCTTTCGATGGTTGATTTAATTTCTTTATAGATTCTACAACAAATTCTTTTTCTTCATTTGCAGAAATTGGTTTATTGTTATATGGTCCTTTTTTAGAACATATAAAATTACATAACGCTTTATTATTTGCTGAAAATAATGTGCCAGTTCTGTTTGTTAGATATTTACAATATAAATTTCCACTATTTTCATCTTTAATTAAATTAACACATTCTACGGATTTATTTAATTGTTCTTCAATATTGAAATTATTCATTATAATATATTATGCTTTTGGAATGATAGTCAAGTTATTATCAAAAATTTGATAATCTGGATCTGTATCAATAACAAAAGGATTGTTATCTATAATTTCATATGTGGGGGTTGATGTATTTCCTTGAATATGGAAATTATTCAAAAATAATGTAGAGTTTGGAGTTAATGTTGATGATACTGGAGATGTGAATGAAAAACCTGCACATATTTGATTTTCATTTGTGATTGAAATATTTACAGGTAATGAAAATATAGTTACATAATCATTATCAGTTTTTAAATCAATATCTAATTTAGACCCCAAGTTAGATAATCTAAATCTTAAAGTTTGCCAATATGTTTGTGATGATGTCATCACGAATGTTGTTTTCGATCCAGATAATGCTAATGCCGAAAGTGCATTATGATATATTACTTCTTGATTATCATTTCTTATTGTTAAACTATTTCTTTTAATTTCAGATCTTTTCAATCCTTCTCTAAAAGGCGTTGATAATGCGTTGAAACCAGTGGTATCAAATGATATGCTAATCAATGTCGTTGATAAAGATTCTTGTGTTGTTATATATTCACTATATTCTGTGGTTATTGGTGTTGATAATTCCGTAGTTATAGCATTAATATCTATTGGAAGTCCTAAATAATGTCCTTTTTCAGGAGTGAAATTAGAATTATTAACTAAAAAAGTTGAAAATGCGTGTTCTGTACCTGTAAGTGCTATTTGAAAACTCCACACTACATCATAATGCGGATTGAATTTTAATTTTGGATCAACAAAACTAATATACTTCGCATTAACTGGTAATAAAATATCATTTGGAACACTCATTGATTATTAAGCTAAAGCAGTTCTTTGCCAAACATACATACCGAAACCTGGAGGAGTATTATTATGATATTGTCCTCCCCCAGCACCATCAGTGGGTGAAACAGGTCCAAACGATGACTGACCACCATCGGCATACGTCATATATAAATACGGTTTACTTTTATCACCTGTAGACCCACCTATAGTTTTTGAGTTTGGGTGAGTATGATTTGGCATTTCTGCTATTGTAAGTTGATGTTCATATTCTCCAGTTGTATTTCCAGCTGCGAATTCTTTATTTTGAAGACCATCATTACCTGTGCCAACACCTGCTACAAATCTTCCTTGAGATATTTGAACCCACGTTCCTCCGAATCTACTTTGAGGATTTAAATTATCTATAGAAAATATAATAGACCCGACTGGATAAATCGTATTCATCATATTAGTGAAATTTAAATTAACCACCATATTTTGATTTGGAGTGTCTAAATCAACAGTTTGTCCAGTTTTATCACTTCCATTCACAGTTAATGATAAAGGAGTGTCTACTTTTATTGTATTTGAGGTGTTTAATTGTATGTTGAGATTTCCATTATATGGACTTACAGCTGTTCCAGTCCTATCGGTTCCATCGACTGTTAATTTTAAAGGAACATCAACTTTTAAAGTATTAGTTGGTCCAGTTATATCTAAATCACCATTAAAAATACTTACATAAGATCCAGTAACATCTGATAAATTTTTAGTAATTCCAAGCGGATAGCTTACTTTAACTCTACTAGATGGTAAAGAAATTTTAACATCGCTGTCTAATGTAGTCAATGCTGAAATTTTTGTATCATTTCTATTCGTTCCATTTATTGTTACATTTAATGGAGAATCAATTTGTAAAGTTCCTTTTATTACCTTGTCTGGCTTTGCTTTTACGAAAAAGTTCACACCAATAGCCGACAATTGTGATCTATTTGCTGATGTGCCAGATGTGAATGTATAAATGGTAGAATTATAAGGACTTGAACTTGTCCCATATAACATATCATTGTTCAAGTTAGGAACTCTAAATTCGCTTGTATTTCCACCGAATGTTGTTCCTATAACAGCCGATAATTCTGGATAATTAACACCAGCTAATAATTGTCCATTGCAAATTACCCAATCGGTATTTAAATTCGTTGATGTTAATGTAGATATTATAGTTCCAACTGGTAATATACCACCGCTATTATATGTAAAATAATTAACATTAGATCCCAAAGCGCTCCATGATAATCTTCCAACTGCATCGGTTTTTAAATATTTATTATTTCCTAATTCACCTATCGGAAAGGTGTATTCATTTGAATTTATAGATAAATATTCGGGAAGTTTTAAATATTGTGTGTTTCTTTGAGGTACGATTGAATTCGTTGCTATCGTTGAAGACAATGTTAATCTTTTTGTAGAATCTAAAATTATAGATTGTCCCATCAAGTCATGAGAAATTGTTCCAGCTGATAAACTCAATACAGAAATTTTATTATCTACTGTTATATTGATGCTTCCATCTGCTGCAGTATATACACCCCCTATTTTTCTCCAGTTTGCTGAATTTGTACCATCTCCTGATAAAATAGCGTATATGCTATTTTCATCTGTTTTATATGCAATGTCTCCAACTAAACCACTACCTAAACTTGTTAAATTGGTGGTATATCCTCTGAACTTATTACCAACTACGTTGCCTCCATATTCACTACCATCCCCAACAAATAAACGTTTTGTATCAGTTGTGTACCCTAATTCTCCAGATTTTAAAATTACTTCGGTTCTATCATTATCAGTACCTTGTCTTGTAATTAATTGAAGTAATGTATTTTCGAAAATTTCTATTGAATTAGGCATAATATTATTTATGTGATGAAATTAATAAGCAAATATTGGAATTGCAAATCTTTTTAATATTTGTCCAGATAAGCTTGTATTTTGATCAGAAATTGCTAAAAATCCAGCACTTGACAATACATATGTGTTGTTTCTGTGATCTTTTGCTGTAAATCTTGTAATATTTGCACTGTTTTGTGGCCCTTGTGTGATATAACCATTGAAAATTGAAGATAATGAATTACTTACATTGAATCCGCTTAAACTAGAATTTCCAGTTAAAACTTCAACTATAGAAGTCTTAATATCTGTTAATCTTCCAAATTCATCCCATGATATTCTAGGAAAAATCACACCACTGCTTAAACTTATAGATCCTACGCTATCAATAGAACTTATTGTCTCCGTATCCGAACTATATCCAAGTATGGAGTTAAGTTCTAATTCATTAGCTGATGTAAATGAAAAACTATTTGTTGCATTTACAGAAATTTTTTGATTATTTCCCCCTATTATACCACGATCAAACGCATTTGAATTTATATATTTTTCTGTCACGCTATTTGCTGATAATTGCAATTTACCAACTTCAAAATCGAATAATCCTTCCTTTACTTTTAATTTAATTAAATCTCCACTTCCTCCTTGTATACCATCTCCAAATGATGCAAAATTAATATAATTATGATCTATTGTTGCGCTCAATAATGTTAAAGCGCTTAATGTATTGTAATTAAAAAATGTAGGATCTATGTTTAAAGTTGCTTTGTTTCCAGAACCTCCGACTAACCCTTTACCAAAAGTAGATGATGTGATATAAATTTCATCAATTGAATTTGTATTTAATTTAAGTTTAGAGCTTGGATTAAATCCAAAAGTTAAATTATCAACATTTAATGCTACTTTATTACCATCACCACCGCTTATTCCATTACCAAACATTGATGATTTGATATAATTTTCATCAATAGAATTGGTTTTCACTACAATCCCACCTGTTAAATTTTTAACAGTTGTTATATTATCACCATATGTTTGAATTGCTGATAAAGAAATTCCAAGAGATCCATTTGGAGTAAAATAAAAATAAGATTTGTCAATTTTTAATGAAATTGGAGATCCAGCAGATCCCTGCAAGCCATTTCCAATAACATCAGGAGATAATTTATCATTAGTTACTGAATAAGATTGTAATTTTTCTTTCGTAATTCCTAAATCTTTTAACCTGAGTATGTTTCCTCCGACATATTCTATTGTTGAATTATCGACTTGTACTGAAAAAACATCTCTAATCTCATCTGCTAAATTTGCTGTCTTGATAACATTATTTTTTAAAGTTATTTGATTACTTCCATCATATTCAAAATATTCTGAATCTAATAATGTTCCTATATTTCTCCATGAAATTAAATCGGTGTAATCAGAAGATATTAATTGATAAAAAATGCCGTTAACCCAAACAATATCCCCAACTTCAGATATAACAGATGTTAAATCTCCTGTTGAAAATAATGGTGGGTGTATTTTTGAACCGACCACTATACCACCATTTATAACACCATTGCCAACATATAATCTGTTTGTATCCGTTGTATATCCAAGCTCTCCTTGATCCAATACTATGTTTTTTCTTTGAGTATCGGTTCCTCTTCTAACTTTAATTTTTGATATTACTACACTTGCCATATTTTTAAATTTCTATTATGATGTTCTTTGCCATACATACAAACCAAACCCAGGAGGGGTGTTGTTGTGATATTGATCTCCTCCTGTTGCTCCTGTTGTTCCATCCACCCGCGATGCTACCTTAGTACCATCACTACCCTTATCAATCGGACCCAGTGCTGGATCGACGTAACTATGTGTATGGCTAGGCATTTCTGCTATTGTAAGTCGATGTGCATATTCACCAGTATTATTACCAGCTGCAAATACTTTATTTTGAATACCGTCATTACCCGTGCCAACACCCGCTACAAATCTTCCTTGAGAAACCTGGACCCATGATGTGCCAGTGAATCTGACGGATGGATTTACATTTGTAAAAGATAAAAATATACTACCAACAGGATAGATATGATTTACTATATCGGCTCTTGTATCAGTGCTTGGTAAATTTAAATATGTATCAGCGTAGATTGTATTAGTATCAATCCTGTTTGTAATTCTAGAATTTCCAGTCACTGTATGAGAACCAGAACTTAAAGATCCAATTATTGTTGTTGTTCCTCCAACTCTAGCAGTTCCACTTATATTAGAATTTCCAGTCACTGTATGAGAACCAGAATTCAAAGAACCTCCGATACTTATACCACCATCTACATCAACACTTCCACTTATGTCAGAATCTCCAGTCACTGTATGAGAACCAGAATATAATGTTCCACTTATATTAGAATTTCCAGTCACTGTATGAGAACCAGAACTTAAAGATCCAATTATTGTTGTGGTTCCTCCAACTCTAGCAGTTCCACTTATATTAGAATCTCCAGTCACTGTATGAGAACCAGAACTTAAAGATCCAGAAAAATTTCCATTTTTGCTGCAAATAACATTTCCATAAATTGTAGCATCTCCGCTTACTTTAATTCCGTTTGATATTGTGGATATACTTAAAGATGATTCAAAACCATCTCCTGAATAAATTGTAGCATCGGGAGAACCAGAACTTAAACTGATGTTTCCAGTGTGCAATAATGCCTTGAATGTATCAGCAATAAATTGATTTTCTAAACTATTTGGCATATATTACTATTTACTCATTGAATATTTTATACAATATTTATTAATTAATTAATTTTCGTTGCAATTCGATAATTGTTTCAAAAATTCTGTTTAATGTTGAGACATTTAGCTGTTCATTTCCATTAAAAAACATATTTTCTATAGATATTTTTATATTTTCAAGTTCTGAAATAATTATATCTTCTCCATTCTGTGTCATTTTTGCTTTACATTCATTGTTTGTGAAAATACTTATAGTATCTGTGACTATATTTTTTAAAGTGTTGTTTAAATACAAGCCGAAAGAAGAGTTTGAACATTCTACATTAGTAAATGCTTTTGGTAAATTTTTAGGAATTTTGAATATTTTAAAATCTTCAGATGCTATTTTTTTTATTACATAAATTCTACCAATATTGTGAACTATAGTATAACTTAAATTTGCAATATTTTTACTATCAACCAATATATTGTTATATGAATTTGATTTTAAAGAATTGGAATTCCATTTTATAATGTTGGTAGAGTTATATAAAAGAGTGTTTTCATTCCAAATATAATTTTTTAAATATTTAAAATTCTTATTTGAATAATTATAATTACTAGAAGTACTGGCTGGATATTTGGAATTACTTATATATCTAACCTGAACATATTCTGAAAAGTTGAATATGATTATATTTGAATCAATATCAGAAAATAATAAATTAAATTTAGAATCAGTAAAATACAACAATTCAAACTGGTTTAAAATTGTATCTGGAAATTCTGGATCTATATATGTTATATAAAATTTATTGTTGTTTTTTGATATTATTGCTATTAAATCATCTATAATTCTAACTTGACAATTCAATATCAATCCTAAATTTAAAGAATTTATGTCTGTTTTATAGAAAATATCATTAGAGTATTTATTTTTAATGTAAATATCGCTATTTGTAATTTCTAATCTTATTGAATTTCCAATTTTTACAAATTTTAAATTGTTTTGAAGAGGTATTTCATCCTTTTTCAATAAACTTCCACAATTTACAAAAGGTTCATATTCATATAATGTAATTGTTTTATCTGTTATTTGAAAAATATTTAAATCAATATCATCTATCAAAACATTTTTTACAACATCAGGAGTTGCATTTGCTTCTAATAATTTTATTTTTTTAGAAGGATTTGTAAAACTTCCTTCTAGGGCATATGTATTAATATCATCGCTGCAAAAATATATAAAATCATCATTATTTTTGACTGCAAACGTTCCAGTTTTTATTTCATCTAAAAATGCCCAAATTGCACTATATTCAAATGGATCTGCTTGAGTGAATACTGTTTTTCCATATACATCATCATCATTTCTAATATCATAACTTGTTGAAGACAAACCATAAAAAAAGTTGTCAGCGTTTGATAAACTTAAAAAATTAGGATTTTGTAATACTAAACTTTTATATATATTGAGATTATTTAAATTTATAGTGTCGATGACCTTTTCTAAATTGGTTTTTGTAAAAATATCAAATTTTTCTTGAGAAACTGACAATAGAGTAACAGTTTTTTCGTGATTAGAATCAAATTCTAATTGTCTTAAATATATTTCACTTATGAATGTTTGTTTCGGCGTTAATTCTACACTGGTTTCTGTTTTTTTCTTTCCACTATACGCTTTACCTTCAATTACATTGAAGAATCCAATGTAATCAGAATCATTTATAGTGAATGCTTCACCATCAGTATATTTATAATATGAAATCATTTGTATTTTTTATTTATAATTATGTTTACATCATTTGAAACTGGTATTACAGTTTCAATTTTTGATTTAAGTTCATTTTCTAAGTTGTTTAATATTTCTTCATTTTCAATATCTATATTTTTTAAGAAAATATTTGATGTGTTGGATTTACTTGATGTATTTCCACACACAGTATGCACCAACTTGATATTATCGCTTCCATTTCTCATACCACACGGTAATGTTATGTATATAGTGTTTATATTGTATTTTCCTTTAGATATAGATATCGAATATACTAAATCTTTAGAATAAAACCTATCAGCTATAAACTTATCAGATATATTTGATCCTGAATAACTTAATAAATTGATTTTATTTATTTTATTTGTTACTTTATCAGTCTCATATACAAAAAAGTCACCTAGAATGATATTTCTTTCTGAAAATCTAGCAGCTTGTTCTTTAATAAGTATCAATGGATTTTCATTGAGTAATATATATCCATTACCTGAATATGAATCAAATCCAATGAATATTGCATTTTCTTTAAAGATTTTGAAATTTACTGTTTTTGTGTATTTTCTATATGCTAATTGTCCTGAGCTATTCGTAGCATATAAAATATAGGAAATTGTAAGATTTGATCCAGTTTTAACAATAGAAATTCCAGCATTTACGTCATTTCTATCTGTTTTAACTTCCCAAGATTCTCCATTTCCATAGAAATATAACACAAATGTAAATTGACCAGCTTCGTTTATTGTTTTAAAGTAATTAGATGGTTTATTAGATACAAATGTATTACAATATGTGATAGCTTCGGTTGTTTCTTTCGCAAAAGAAACTCTCTCGTAAATGTATTTTTTATTAGGTTTGAAAATTAATTCACTTTTTTTATCAAAAAATTTAAAATTATCAATTCCATCAGATATAGAAGAATTGGCCTCGATATATTCTTCTATGTATTCATCATATGTTTTAGAAAAAACTGATTTTCCATTCAATGCATCTTGTTTGTTTATGCGGTCTGGATAATAGTATCTATCTACCCAAACAGAATTGGTAGATCCAGCAGCTCCAGACAACCAAGTGCATAAATAATGTTGATTATTGGTTATTTGAACATCGTTATCATAATAATATACCTTGTCTGCCAAGTCAGGAGATGGAAATGAAAACGCCCCAGCTTCTCTTAATTTAGAATCATTTATATTAAGTTGTGAAAATGGGAACATATTATCAGGAGCCACAAATTCATTTTTTCCTGGTACTATAGTGTAACTTTTATTATGATAAACATAATTTAATTCTAAATCATCATCTTTTTCTGTAGAAATATCTTCAAATATTGAAGTATAATTTCTAATATTATCTACATAAATTGTATTTGATTGCTCTTTAATACCACTTAATAAATTATTAGCGTTTGATATTTGATCTAAATGAGGTAAGAAGTGATTTTTTAAAACTGTAATGCTGCTTTTTGAATTTTTAACTGAATTTCCTTTGTGTATCAAAAAGTTATTTTTTAAATCGAATTCGCTTTTATCTATATCGATTTTATTATCATCATTATTATATGTTATGAATGTACTGTTCAAAGATAAATCAAAATTGAAATATTTATTTCTGGATATTTTAAAAACACTTTCTATAACATTAAGTTTATTAAAACCTGTTATTAAAGATGCTTTTAATCTATGATCATCTCTATATAGATAATATATACCATCGGCGGTTTCTTTAAAAAATGTTATAAAATTGTAATTTTCTTGATAAATGTAATTGAAATGATGTGGTTGAATTATTGAATCATCGGATGAAAGCAATCTTTCGTTGATAAAATAAGGATCGTTTTGTTTAACATCATTATAAATCAAATAATAAGTTTCATTATCTATTTGACATGATATTTTACATTTTTCTTTTTCAAAAAAGTCCAAAGTGAATGATGTTAATGGGGAAGAGGATGATGATAATTTATTAAACAAACATCCTCTATAATCAGGAATTTCATCAGAACGAAAAGCATCTTTGAAATAACTTTCTTCAACTCCGACACATGTAAGATACAAGCCTTCATCTTGAATTGTTGTTAAAAACTTTTCAACTTCAAGTTTTGGAAATTTAAAATTAAAAATATCCGAAGATTTTGTGTTTTTTGTTAAAATAAAATCAGTATAGAATTTTGATTTATAATCGCAAGCATCAGAAAAACACTCTGTAAAATAAAGTGGTATACCCCCATTGTGTGTTTTTTCAAATTGCTTAAATTCAAGGCCGTCCAATGAACAAGACAGTTGATAGCTTTTTAAAGATGATAGTTGAAATACATTGGATACCACTAAATTATTTAGTTACTATACATTATTTAAAACTGTTCATATGGAAGGCCGCTGCCATTATTGTAAAGAGCGACAATTTCAGCATCAGTCAATGGTCTAGTCCATAATCCAGTAGAATCAACTGAACCGTTATAAACGAACTCTCCCCCACTATCTGTTTTCTGACATTGGTGATTCCACTTCTACCACATAATTGCCTTTGCTTGTTAAAAATTTATGAGTTTTGAATCCGTCTTCTGGTAAAATATGAGTAGAAATCATTTTCATATCATATACAGATTCAAAATAATCTGCTGATCTAATTTCAATTGGTATAGTTATTAACGTAGTATCTTTATTTGTATATTTTATCAAAAACTGAGCCGTCATTTTTTTATAGGTTGCTGTTTTTGATGGATAATAATCAAAACTATAAGTATCTTGTAATATTTTGCTAAATTTTCCATATATCACTTCTGGAATTATGCTTTCTTTTCTGTAAACTTTATACAAATCATTATCATAATATAATATATTATTATCTCCCCAATTTATTTGTAAACTTATAGGCAATACATCTTCATAAACATCACCTAATGATATATTTAAAACGGTTGCATCATTAAGAATCACAGTATCCATGACATTGTTGTATGATGAGGAAGTGGTTGATAATATTAAAGTTTTAGTATTCATAATACAAGATTTTCATTCAATATAGTTGGTTGATTTGATGATAATAATACATTTAAATTCATCAACGGTAATGGTTTATTGAAAATGTTTGAATATATAGATGAATTATCAAAATATTGCGTATGATTTAATAAGTCCATATTTGAATTGATATCGAATTCAAATTCTTGTAAAGAAAAATAATTATTTTGATCTTTTATTAAAAATGATATGTTTAATATGTTTGTTCTGCTATCGTGTATAATTATGGGATTTTCAGCATGTGTGTATCTTACATTATTCGAAGAAATTGCAACATATCCTGAATTATTTTCTATTTTTGAAATAGATATTGGGAAAATTTCATCATTTGTGAAATTTAATGTATTAAATTTATATATTTTTGGATAAATTATTAAATTATTTGATGATAATGATGATGACAATGTTTCTAGTAAACAATAATAAACATCGTTGTTTATTTTAAATCTATTTGAAATTTTATTGAAATCATTATCAGAATGGTTTATAAATATTCCTTCTGTCAAGGGATTTTCGAAATTTCCAGAATTATATTTCACTTTATCAACCATGAAATAATTGGAAGTTTCTATTAATATAACATCATTTATAAAATCGAATGATTTTATTGATCCATTTAATTCAGTGATTAAATCAATTGGAAATTTTAAATTCCAATATGAAAATAAATCTGTAATTTTATAAGATTGTTGATTTGATACGTTTTTAACATATATGTTCCCTGTCAAATCATATCTATCAAACAATCTTTCCACCACTGTTGATATAGATGACGTTAATGTATATTTGGTTGAATCTATATCAGATATAAATGAATATTCTCTGGAAGTAAAATCTACATCAAAATTATACTTATCTGTAAATAATCCACATTCTACAATATTAGATTTATAATTATTTTCAAACGATGCTGTTATGCTTGGAAATAAAGGATCTTTTAATCCTCTTATTATTGTAGGAGTTAATGTGTGAATGCCGCCTTCTATTAATTTTGAAAAATAATAGTTTTCATCACCTGGAAATGCTGATAAATCTGAAGATATTGGATCTAAATGAAAGTCACCGTTTGGTTTATTAAATCCTACACATTCTAATATTTCATTATTTGTAGCTAATTGATCTGGAGGAAAATATAATTCTTCGAATGGCGTAAAATATCTAAAAAATAAAGTATATGTATAATCAAAAGCTCCAGTAAATGAATTTGTGTAAGTTGAAAGGCCAGCTCGTTTTGTACTATTAGTTGTTGTATAATAATCACTATAACTATAATCGAAATCAAACCCTTCGTTATAATTGTCATCAAAAAATTGATAACCATTTAAGAGCATGCTTTTTATATAATTATAATCAACTCTACTTATATTTTCTCTAAAATTATAATTGTCTTTTATTAACCCGAATGTGTTTCCATATACATCTTTCTTTTGATCATGTATATATCCCATGTTGAATAACATACTCAAATCTGGGATTGGGGTTATATCATTTTGAGATGTATATCCTTGATAAAAAACACCGTCTTGGGTTTGTATTGGTTGATTTTTTGCTAACCCAGATGTGAAATTTGTTTTTAAATAATCACCATCGATTGAATATGTTATTAATTCAGAATCATGAACCAAAGGATCGGGAAAATAATAAATTTTATTTTCTTCCAATGCTGATCTATTAATATTGAATGATAAATTTTTTCCATCTATTATAACAATAGCGTTTTTATGAGGTCTGAAAAATCCAATCTCTCTTGGAGTTTGTATGTTGTTTTTTCTAGTAGATGCTGTTGTAGGATAATCAATGTTTAAAAAGTTTTTTGCATTATTACTAACATCAAATAATTTTCCAGAAACAAAATCGAACGTTGTGCTTCCTGATAATGTTGGACCAGTTGATATGTAATAAAAATCAGTTGATAAATATTTTTTTGTTAATTTTCTTTTATTATCAATTAAATCGTTAAGTTCTTTGAGAGCAGATAAAGAACTAACGCTGGCAAATGTAGTGGATAATAATTCAGCGTTGGTTTTTAAAAATATGTCATAACCCCAATCTAAATCTTTATTATCATATATTCTTTCATTTGGCGTTTGATTGAAATATGATGGATATGTATCGAACAATTCTTCAATTTCAATCTCTAATTTTGCTTTAATATCATCTATATTAAAATAAAATGAACCGTCTTGTATAGATTCTAAATAATTTATAGTAAAATCATTTATTGATTTTTGTAATCCATAATTAGTACCTACTAATTTCTTCTTTAATAATTGAAATTTAGCTTCTTCTCTCTTTTTATTAAAATACTCAGATATTTCTATGAGTTTTTTACTGTAAAACGGTAACGCAATTTCTAAATCTGAGGGGTTATTGAAATCAAGATTTGATAAAAATTTTTGTTCTTCTAAAGTTGAATAATTTAATGATATTTCTTTTAAAAATTCTCTATATTTTTCAGTAATTAATTCTGAATCTGATATTTCTTTATTTTTCTTAATCGAATTCCATCTTTTTAAATATTCATTATAATAAGCTTGTAAATTGGAAGGTTCGAAAGAATTTGATATTGTTTTTATGAACAATATAAATGACATCGGATTACTGACATCCAAAGCGTCTTTTGTTTGAACATTAGCGTTTGTTATAGATTTTGGAATATCAGGATATCCAAATTGTGCAGTAACCGACATATATGATTATTTATGCAGATAATCTTAATTGTGACGCAAGTTTATCTCTCAATATATGATCAAATATACCATTTTGTTTATATAAATCATTATATGATGCTGATTGGGGTATTGTACACATTGAATTATTAAAATCTAATGTGTAATCAGTGATTGTTCCATCATAAGTACTTACATATTCAAAGAATGTGTAATATTTATCAAAATCTCTGGATGTGAAATTACCTGGTAATATCAAAGGCCACCCCCATGTATCATTGTATGAACTTAATTTGTATGTTTGGTTGTTTAGAGTTATACTGGATGCTGAAAGAGGTATGTATGTGTTTAAAAGCTTATAGGTATTGCTGAATTTTTCTAATGCGACTATATCAATTCCTGCAGTTATAGTATAAGTCAATGTGGTTATTTGATTTCCTAAATTTTTACCATATTCTTCTTTTGAAGAGTATCCTTTTATATCAAAATTGTTTGCAAATTTGTTTTCATAACCATTTAACTTATTTTTTGATATACTTATCAAGTTTAAAATACGTTTTATAGATTCAGGATAATTGACAACATTTTTCAAAACATCCCCATCCAACATTTCAAGCTGTGAAATTAAAGCTGGTATTTCATTTCTATCAACATCTTGAGTGTTTTCCACAAAATTGGATATTTTTTCATATAATTTAGCTCCTAAATTATCATCTATTGGGGTTGTTTGATTATAAATAGCTCCTAAGAAATCATCAAATAATACATTTTTGTCTATTAATGATTCTTGGAATCTTAAGTCTTTTAAGATTTCGCCCATATCAAAATCTTCATGCTTTTTAGACATTTTATAATAATCTTTTGGATACAAATAAAATTCAGATGAGCTTGAAGCAATTTGCGAGGTTCCCCAATCATAAATTGTGATTCGATAAGGTCCATTTATTGTATTTTCAGAAATTAAATCAAGATCAATAAGATATTTTGTATCAAAATAATATCTATCTGCACCCAAATAAGATTTAATCATAATTGGCGTAGAATAAAATTCAATATTTTCATTATTTGAAATTTGAATTGTATAAGGATCATAAAAAAATCTAGAACTTATCGGGTTGGTTTTTATTGAAAAATTATCATCATCTTTCAATTTAACTGTAAAATATATTTTATTACCTATAAATTGTATTGGATTAATATCAAATGATGAAATAGAATAATATTCGCCATCCAATCCATTTGAAGTTATGCTATATTTTGCAGATAATGTATTTGGCAATACTTTACAAGATAATAATATCGATGTAGTATTAAAATATGAAACGTGTTTGGATGATGTTGGGGAATATATATTAGTTTTATCAAAATAAAATCTAATTATATCTTGATCTGTTGGTGTATCATCTTTGAAATATATGTTTTTATTTCCACTTATACCTGCAAATTCAGAACCATCGTCATTTTTTGAACATCTTACTATTGATTTGTTTAGTTTTTTAACATATATCGGGTTATTTGAAACCTCTATATCATCAATTTCTCTAAATTGATAAGAATTTAATCCTTTATTTAAAAATTTATCATATAATCCATATGTTTTTTCTAAATGTCCATATTTATTAGTTTTTTGAGTTTGATGATGTACGCTTTTGCTGCCTTCAACTTCATAAAATACATTTCCTTTATTTTGATATGCTGGATATGTTGCAATAACTGTCCACGGTCCTTTTATTTTTCCACTGTATAAAGTTATTTCAGAATTGTTTGGTAAATTATTAATTGAAAAGGTGTGAGGCAAATAATCATATATCATTATTTCAGCAGTATATATAGAAATTTTAGCATGATTGAAACAATCATAAACGACTAAATTAACATAATATTTTCCTGGATAATTATAAGATTTTAATGCAGTTAAAACTTCGGAGGTTGTACCATCTCCAAAGTTCCACAATAGTTTTGCATTTTTTATATTTCCAAGTCTTGGTATGAATTTTAATGGGGTTATTTCTAATGAATATGAACTTAATACATTTTCATCTTTATAATCCAATACATCAAATTGCACATCTATAGAATTCGGAGGATCATCCAATATAGGTATGGGTGTTGTTGTGCTGGTTGTTGTAGGTCTTGGGGTGGTAGTCGGTTCTGGGGTAGTGGTGGTTGTTGTGGTAGTTGTAGTAGTGGTGGTTGTAGTAGTGGTGGTTGTAGTAGTAGTGGGTGCTGGAGTGGTAGACGTTGTTGTTGTAGTAGGACAAAAAATATTAATATTTTGAAAAAGAAAATCTGTATTAGTATAGCTATTAAATGTAAGGTTCGCAACAACAGTTGGATTTATTAAATAACCTCCAGATACATCATATACCTTAATTATAATATTTCCATAACTTCCGCTACCATTGTTTTTTTTATTTTTTAGAAATATTTTATTATTTCCTCCTATGTTTAATATGCTTTCATTGAAACCATATTTTACCATTTTTTCCAATGGGCAACTTAAATCAGTATCTATTATTGATAAATTTTGTGTAGTAATTCCTACAAATATAGAACCTACCGTATCATTAAATCCCAAAATTGCGTTCCCAATTAAATTATCATTTAAATAAACTTCAAAGTCATCATCTTTTAAAGCATTACTATTACAAATTTGTATAACAATAGATTTATTTAAACAAAGCTGTGTTGGTGTTGGTGTAGTGGTTGAAGTAGTTGTTGTTGGTCTTGGTGTAGTGGTTGAAGTAGTTGTTGTTGGTGTTGGTGTGGTAGTTGAAGTTGTTGTTGTTGGGGGTGGGGCTGTAGTAGGAGCGGGGCTTTGATCTATTTCCCAAACTCTGATTGAAGTACCTGTCCTTAAAGCTCCTGATCTTTCACCTGGACCCGTTATTGTTATTTCTGTGAAAGGTCTTGATGAAGTTACATCAACAACAAATGCTCCTTGTTTATAAGGATCTTCATAGCAATCGTGTCGTGCTGTTACTGTATCACCACTAACAGAAAATAATTTTTGATAACCATTTAATAAAACAGAAGGAGTGGGATCTCTTAATATCACAGTTCCACCATTTGTGGCGAATTTGAAAGTTTCTACACTTGGTCCAACACCAGCACCTTTAATTCTTACGCGATCTACGGGTTTTGAAAAATATAAGGTGTATACAAATGCCCCTCCTTTCCCTATCCATACGGTTGGGGCATTATTTTCAACAAACGAGGGAAATCCACCCATAGTTCTAGGAAGCCTCGCATAAGGTTCACATGCATTTGCTGCTCTAAACCAAACACCTGTGGTATAAATATGTGAAGTGTTGACAATTTCAACAGCGCCCGTCCAACCGTGGTTTACAGTTACACCGTTTATAGTTGATGGTGGATAAGAATCGGGCATAATTAATTATATAATTTCAATTTTATTTATTAAGTTTATGGGTCTGTAAAAATAAGGAAATTTAAAAAATGGCATTGTTGTATTTTGATTTACGAATTCAGAATCAACCCCTTCAAAAACTGGATTCCATGTTACAAAAGATAAACCGTTGAATGTAGCATTTTCCGCACTGTTTACAGTTTGTATTAAATTAACACCTTCAATATTTAAAATATCGCTTGTTAAAGTGGATAAATTCATAATACCACCAAGCTGATTGTTGTCTGCTTTGAAGAAATCGACTATTTTATTTCTAATCGCTTCTTTTATAGTTTGTTTGCTGATTCTGGTATTTTTATCTAATGTAGCTACTATTTTACTATCAAAATATGCATTTTTAGAAGCGGGTTTTGATGAATATCCAATATCGAATGCCATATAAACAGGATCTCGTGGAATTATTTCATGACTTAACATCTTTTTATCATTTGTTAAATCTTTAATTAAATTTTTAAAGCTATTTGGTAGATATGTTGGATAAGATTCATCAACACTTATAGTAAAATCTGGAACGCAGAATATATTAACATTATTAAAATCGCAACTATCGGCAAAGTTAACTTGATTTAATAAAACTCTGTTTACTTTATTTGGATCTACACATATATCATAAAAATATTGTATATACTCTTCCAAAAATTTATCATTATTTGCAACTTGTACGGATTTTAAAATATTTGGAATGCTTTTCTTCAAATAAATTTCATAATCTTGTTCACTTACTAATCTATATTGAGATGAAATTAAAAACGGTACATTCTTTTTAAGATCTTCTACACTTTCAGCATCGCTAATCGCAGTTGAGTTTAAAGGGTTTACAAAAGTTAATAATGAACTTTTATCTTTAGTTATTAAAGTTGATGTTTGATTATAAACATCATCATATATTTGATTAAATGTGCTGGAAGAATAATTGAACAGTTTATTTCCGTTAATTACATTTTTACTAATGGTTCCAGCGTTACCATCACTCAACAAATACATTACTTTTACTTCATCGCCTTGTTCTAATTTTCTACCGAATGTATCGTTACCGAATTTTACTTCATAATGGCCATTTTCATTCAATCTCAGTTCATATATTTTTTCATTAGCACTTGAGAAAAATATAGTATTAACTTTTGAATATTCAAACCAAGTTTCTGTGTCTTTTTCTTTTACATAAACTGAAATTGTACCATCCGCTATAAAATTAACGCTGTTTGAATCGATTAAATTATCAACAACTATTGGAAACGTTTCGAATTCCAAACCTTCTGATGTGTAAGTTGGATATTCTCCGACACTTCCTTGATATAAAATTAAATTATCATTTATCGTTGTTATAGTTTCATCACTGTTGGTTACTTTTTCAAAAAAGAAATCATCCAATATTGTATATTGAATATTATCCACTAGAAAGTAACTATATTTTTTCAAATAATAACTACCAGCTGGTAATGTTGATTTAGCTGTGCAATTAACTGGTACTTGAGATGTTTGCTTTCCTGTTGGGTTGTATCCAACGAGTTTAATAATACGATTCATGTTTTCATAAATCGATGATTGTGTGAATAAAGATTCTGAACTTGTTTGATTGAGATAAAACATCAAAACGTGAGTGGTATAAGCAATGATATCAATCAATGATGATAAGTTACTTCCTTCATAGTTTTGATCAGTGAATTTTGAACTTTCATTCAATCTCTGAATGATAAAATTCTTTAAAGATACCGCATCGAAATTTATATAAGCATCCGTTGGTAAATTGTATTCTAATGTTTTTGTATCACTCATTTTAAAAAATATTTAATGGGAGAAGTTATAAAACAGTATATCCTGAAGAATTAAGTCTAGATTTTATGTTCAATCCATAAACACCTAAACTGGGAACGTTTATTTGTAACTCTATATCGTATTGATTTTCTTCTTCATCTGGGTAGATGTAGATATTATCGATGGTTATTCTAGGTTCCATCAATGGAAGATTGGTTTGAATATCATCTTTAATAATTTCAGTTGTGAAATCATCAATGGGTTCAAATAAAAATCGTCTTAAATCAATTCCATATGTTGGATTTAATATTTTATCACCAGGAGCTGTTAAAAAAGCATTAACTATACTATTTTTTATAGCTTGAACATCATAAGATGCTTGAACGTCTTTTAAAAATTCTTTTCTATTGAGTTGACTATTATAAGAATATGCGGGATTAAGATCCAACGCTAAATCTTTATATAAATAGCCATTATCTAAAGATGTTTTGTCTAATGAATTAGCTTCAAGAGATTTAATTTTAATTGCCATTAAAGATATTTAATGCATTAGATCAATCAGCTTTCTTTTTCCAACGAACTCTAGCAGAACTTTTCTTTTTATACATTTTACCTTTAATTTTAGCACATTGTGCTTTAGTGGGTCTACATGCTGGATATGATCCTTTTGATGTATCTTTTCTACCACAAGGACCGCCAGTTTTGCAATTTATCCATCCTTTGAATTTGCGACCTTTTTTATCCACATGAGGAGCAAACCAATCTCTGAGGTTTTCTAATATTTCAATTTGAGTTAATTTGCGGTTTTCTTTGAGCATGGATTTGGCTTTTTTGATACGGCTTTCTTCCATAGCTGTTTTTATCTCGTCTTCAGTAAACGTTGTCCCATTTTTTTGAGGGTGTATATAAAAACGCCCACGAACATCACTCGGAGCACCTTCTAAACTAGTTAGATTGTTGTTGTAGCACTTAAAAACCCCACCAACATTACTCGGAGCACCTTCTAAACTAGTTAGATTGTTGTTGTTGCAATAAAAATTCCCACCAACATTACTCGGAGCACCTTCTAAACTAGTTAGATTGTTGTTGTAGCAACTAAAACCCCCACGAACATTACTCGGAGCACCTTCTAAACTAGTTAGATTGTTGTTGTAGCAATAAAAATCCCCACTAACATTACTCGGAGCACCTTCTAAACTAGTTAGATTGTTGTTGTAGCAAATAAAACTCCCACCAACATTACTTGGTATATTGTCAGGCAACCTCACAATAAATAGATTTGAAAGATTAAAGTTGCCTCTAGCTACACGTTCATATGCCATTTTTTGACCTTCATCAATACGATCTTTAATTTTTTGAATATTAAAGTCATGCTTATTAAGGTTCAAATTCTCTCCAATCTGATCGATAGATTGCTCTCTTGTTTTGATATATCTTCGTATTTGACTATCCGTTAAAGAATTTGCCTGATTTGTAGTTAAATTAGGACCAATTGATAAAAATTCATTTATTAAGTAAGAATCTAAAACTTCGAAAATGTTGTCGGGTAAGTTGATAATCGATTTTAAATATTTTGATTGCGTACTATAATCAACCGATTTAAACTTTTCAAGAGTCGGGTTTTCTGAAAAATAATGTATATCTTCAATTTCTTTTTTTTCAGAATCTTCCAGTTTTTTATTTACAAGTAAGTTTTTATAAGGTTTTAATTCTGGATATTTTGAAACAATTTCATCCCAACCACCTTCAACAGGCTGTGTATTATTATTTTTAAATGTCCACTCGTATCTATCATTCGTATGGTCTAACACCATTATATGGTCATTTTCGGTTACTGGTTTTTTCTTAAAATATATAAAATAAAACGTTGATGCTTTCTCAAGTCTATAACTAGAATACATATTACCACCAACAGGTCGAGATATACAAAAACTGTATCCCTTCCCGTATAATATACACTTATCTTGTGAATCCCCTCTATAAATGACTACATCTTCATCTTCTGCTACGATATCATCTTGCTGAACATCAATTTCAACTTTTTTCTGATCTCCTTTCTTAACATTTCTTTTGCCTTCAGCAGCATCAACTGCTTGCTCAAGCTCTATGAATGTTTTATATTGAAATGGATCTTTCTTTTCAAGTGCGTTTTTAAATTTTTCAAATTTATCCAAATAAAAACGAACTGTTTGTTCATCCACATCAGAAAATTTCGCTATTAATTTCTTAATGGCTCCTTCGCTGAATTCTAATAATAGATTATTATATAAATTTTTGAACTTCATATTAATTCATTTTACCTTTTCTTTTGACACATTTCTGGACGTACCCGCTAGAATATGCACTAGGCCAGACATCGTATTTAGATTTTGCTTTAGCTTGGCATTTAGCTCTTAATTTAGATACTTTTTTCTTCTTTTTTGGTTTATATTTCTCAAGAAGAAGATTATATAGTTGATCAAATTCATTCATAATTTTAAATTAATTAACATTACGCCCAATCTTTACATGCCATGGCTTTTGGTGTTCCTGCTTTAGCGGATGAACATCCGTGGCGTTTTTTAAAGCTTTTCTTTCTCTTGGTGTTTCCTGATTTACCAGTTACACGAACTCCAGCTTGTCCCCAATGAATTCTTTTATAAGAACCATCTGATTGGCGAGCGCATTTTGTCCACTTTTTACCTTTTCTATCACTGCTGGCTTTTTTAGTTGGACCAGTACATCTAGCTGATTTTTTTTCTAGTAATTCGATCATATCGATTTCATAATCGTCATGATCAAACTCCATAGATTCCATTATGGATGATATATAAGAATCGAATGAATTTGAAACATTTTCAGATAATTGCTTTCTATATTTGTTAAGTTCTTGAAGCATAAGTTGAGCTGTGTTGATTTTTGTTCTACCAGTTGCATCACTCCACATAGTTTTTGTATATCCTTTGATATTTTGTTTTTGAGAATCAGTTAAAGCTAACATATCAACCAAATCTTCAACATACTTACGATTTTTAATAACTTTATTGATCCATTCATCTTCATTATTAATTGAATCTAATACTTTTTTCAATTCAATATATGCTTCATCTGATTTTTCATCAGAGTCCATAGCAACTGGAGCTAATTTATGAGGTTTGAATCCAAACTTTTCATTATATTTCATATTATTGTACAAGTTGACCAATTGTACAAATGGTAAAGAATTATAATCTCTAACTTTGGTTATATTAACATTTGCGTTGAGTTCTTGATCCCTTAATTCAGCTTCTCTTTCAGAGTATCGAGTATCATAAATATCCAAATATGCAAGAATTGGATTTATAGTTGAATCTTCAGAAGCTAAAGCTCTTAACATGTTCATTTTTTCTTGCATACCCTTTGGTGTGCTTTCCCAATCTAATTGAGACAAATCTTGCAACTTACTTTCATCAGCAAGCTTCTGTTCATTATCTAACAGCAACTGTTCTGCTGTTGATTTTAGATAATATTTAAAAGCTTCCATTTTTTGATCATTCAATGATTTATTGACTTCTTCAATTTCATTGGTTCTTTCTAAGACTTGATTATATATATTTTGAGCGGTGTTTAATTTATTTTCATATTCTTGACGCTCTGCTTCAGCCTTTTTCAATTGTTTATCTATACCAGCAATATCTGATAGATTTTCAGTATTTCTTTTAAGTGTTTCTAAATATGCTATGTTCGCTCTTCTTGTTTCTTCTTCGCCAGCATACTTTGCAATATTTCCTGGAAATATTTTCATCACATTCTCTTCATCGAATGTTTTCATTTTTCCATTCTCATCTTCAACTGTGATTCTTCCATAAGATTGTCTTTTCTTATCCATATCATTTGACATTGATAAAACTCTCTTACTAAAATCGGTGTCGTTTTCTAACAAGCGAAATGCGTTGTTTAAAACTTTATAAACTCTTTTCATTGCTTGAAATCCTTCGCCACTTTTTCCTTTTGTTTCTGGATCTGCTTTTACTTCCTTTGTCCAATCCCATTGCCAACGATCCAATGGTTTTTTATTTTTATCAGAATTTTTAAAAACTCCTTCAGGAGCAGCAAGCTCACCAGATAAAAAGCTTTTTTCTCTATCGAGTCTTTCTTGTTGCTGTTCCTTTGTTTCTGGAGCGTTTTCTAATATTAACTTACAAAGTTTATTGAAATTCATAACTTTATTTACCATTTTAACTAAATAATTTGCATGGGAAAATTATTTGATGCAATTTTTGAGTCTGTTGTAGCTCGTCATGATTATCTTACTGGCGATCTTGTTAAATTCAGACCTAACTATAAATCATGCGATGCTTACAAGGCAATGTCAACAGAATTACAAAAGGAAGTTGACGATTTAGCAACATGTGGGTTGAATATAAAAGTGGTTCAAGTTGGAGATAAGCTATCTGGAGCCAGTGCTGGCAATCAATTCAAAACATCAGATAATTATGTATTAACAATTGCCGCTGACCAAGGTGGAACCAGAATTTATGGTAAAGTTACCGTTTCTTCTGATATGGTTGACAAAATCCCATCAGATGACATCAATTTAAGCCCAATTCCTGATGAGTGGAAGAGAAAAGACAAAATTACAATAAAACCAGAAGTGGTTAATATTGATAATAATCATATCACCAGAAAAACTGACAAAGGTAATGGGAAAGCCACCCCAACAGAATATAAACTTCCAGAAAGCACTACATTAAAGAAAGATAATCAAATGCTTGGCATGTTGTATGAAGCTGCCAGTAATCCAACCAGAATTTCTGATTCAGAAAGACATCAAATTACAAATAAATTGACAATTTATGGTTTAGATGGAAATGCTCGTTTTGAAACCGCTGGACAAGCATTGAGAGCTGCCACCAGTGCATTGGATGAACTTGGATTTGACTTAGATGCTGTTACCAATGATATAGACATATCAAAAGCTCATCATCATCCTGGTCATAGCGCACAGAAAATGTTATCTTTTAGAAGAAAATCAACAAGCGGAGATCCATTTGATGAAGAACAAGAAATTGAAAACAGTATGATTTCATTTAATTTTGAAAATCTTGGAAGAAATCCAGGAGGTAAAGATATCGAAGTTGTAGCATATGCTTCTTAAAATTATAATATTATGATAAACGAAAATCAAAAAATAGCCGAAGTATATGAAGAATCTCTCGTAGAAGAAGGTCTTATTAGAAGACTTGGATCTAAAGTAGTTGGAGCTTTTTCTAAATCTTCTTTAAAGCAAACAAATAAACAGCATGAATTTGCAAAATCTGTTGCATATGATGTTGGTAAAGATGTGTCCAAAGTATTTGGAGGTGATATAAACAAACACACCCAAGAAATGTACAATTTAATTTTAGATTATTTAAAAAAAATACCTTAACCGCATAAATAATAATATGGCAAGAATAACAAAAATAGATCAGATACTTTTAGCTGAAGCATATTCACTTCAACTTTTTCAAGAATCAGCACCAAATATGACAATTGCTGAAATTCAGAAAAGACTCCCTCACATGACACTTGAAGAAGCTCAAGTTATAGAAGAAATTTTAGGAGCTTTGGGACAAGCCGCTGGTAGAGTTGCTTCTGGTATAGGTGCTGTTGGTTCAGCAGCTGGTAGGGGTCTTGCAGCAGCTGGTAGAGGGGCTGTAGATGCCGTTAAGCAAGCTGGACAAACAACCGCTCAAAAAGTCGGTCAAGTTGGTTCTGGTGTAAAAGCAGCCGCTGGTCAAGCTGCTCAAAATGTTGGAAATCTTTACAACACAGCCGCAGCAGATAAAGAACAAGCTCAAGCAATTGAAAATGCTTCAAAATCTGCCATGGCGTTGATTGATTTGATTCAAGCGGCTCAAAATAAAGGTTTAATTAATTTAAGAGGAGAGGTTACTAATATGTCACTTGCCCAAATAATGAACAGACTTGAACAAGCTAAGGGCGCAACATCCGCTCAAAAACAAACAGCACAAGATACAGGATTTACTGGTGGTATTGGCGGTGCATTTAAGCAAGGTTATAATGCTGGTGGATCACAACAATCAGCTGCTACTCCTCCTCCACTTCCTGCAACCGCTTAAAATATATTCTCTAAAGACAAAAGACATGCAAATGCATTGATCTCTTTGTCAATCACATTACTACTTCTAAACAAGCTATCTGCAATTTGCACGATAGCTTGTTTTTTTTGTAATTCATCGACTTCTAAATCATAGATATAATTTAAAAGATTAGAAAGCAACTGGTCGTAATCATTATCAAACAAATGATCATTTTCAATCAAATATTTTCTAGTTTGTAATGATGATTTGTTTAAAATACCAGTCCATATGTAAGAACATAAACTGTTGTTATCTGTTTTTCCATCGATATTTAAAACACCATCGATTGAGTGTTTCTGAATTTCATTGATACATTTCCTAAGATCTGGGAAATAATTCTTAACAAGATCGATTAATGCTTTATTTTGTTCTTTAGGTATGTCAATGTCTTCATTTTGTAAAACATATAAGCATCTTTTAACAGCCCCCTTCAATGTCGGTCTAATATCTACACTTTGACATCTTGATTGTAACGGAGCTATGATTTTGTGACGATAATTTGCTGTTAAAATGAATCTAGCAACTTTAGCATAATCTTCCATTAAATTACGCAAACATTTTTGAGCTTCTTTTGATAAGCCATCTGCTTCATCAAGAACAACAACTTTGATACCACCATCAAAACTTTTAGTTTGTACAAATCCAGATACTTTAACTCTTATATTGTCAATGCCAGTCTCATCTGATGCATTTATATACAAGTAATCGCATTTTAAGATATCTTGTACAATTATTCTAGATATAGTGGTTTTTCCAGTGCCAGGATTTCCTGTAAAAAGAAAGTGGGGTATTTCGTTGGTGAAAGATGAGAAAAAGGCTCTTATACTATCCGACAAACACATATCATCTAATGTTTGCGGTCTATATTTTTCAATCCATAAATTCATTCTGATAATCCTACAATTTTGTTTGTTCTATGTTCAATTGTAGCAACTAAATTCGCACAGTCAAGCAAATCATTGTGAGTTCCGCAATCAAACCAAAATCCTTCAAATTCTTGAACAGATATGCCTTCAGCATCGTCTATTTTTTTGATAAGATCGACAATTTCAAGTTCTCCTCGTTTTGAAGGTGTTAATTCTTTCGCAAGTTCAATAGCGATATTAGTAAAAACATATAATCCTACAACAGCTTTATCGCTAACATATTCTGCTGGTTTTTCGATAATGTTGATTAATTTACCATCGTCATTGATTTCAGCAACACCATATGCAGATGGGTTTTTCACTTTATATGTGTATATGGTGTTTGGAATTGCTTTAATTTCTGAATTAGTAATAAATACATTGTCTCCTAGAATTAAAGTGACATCATCATTTCCAATGAAATTTTCACCTATAATAAATGCTTCAGGTAATCCCCCTGGATTTTCTTGAATAGCATATTCAATTTTTAAACCATATGGTTCCCCGTGTCTGAGTTGATTCTGAAACAATCTACATTGTTGAGAATCTGCTGTGATAATTAGTATTTCTCTGATACCCATATCCTTTAATGTTTGAAGGGGGTAGTAGATCATTGGTTTATTATAAACAGGCAATAGCTGTTTACTGATAGTACGTGTTAATGGATACAATCGTGTACCCTTGCCTCCCGCTAAGATTATTCCTTTCATAAAATTAGATATTAGTTAGTGCCATTTCGATTGCATTTGCTTCTGTTTCGATGTGGAAGTCAGGAAACATACTTTTTAACTTATCTATAGAAAGAACACAATTGGATCTAGGTGCTGTAATATTAATATCTTTAATATCTACAAACTTCCAATTTTTATTTTGATAGCTATTAAAGAATTTCATACGTTCAACTAAAAACTCTGTATCTTTAGCTTCTGGATTTACAAAATTAATTACCCCTATCTTATTAGCATTAATACTATTATCAACAATATATTCGATAAAGTTGCAGAGATCTGGAAGATATGTCTTAGAGTTTTTATAATTAACTAAATTATCATATTTTAAGATTTTAGTAATAAAACTTCTTTCATGAAGATCATCACCGAATGGCATTCTAACACGGATTGTACATCCATAATCATTCAGAGTTTCAAATGCGTGTTTTGATTTTGAATAGAAAGACGAATGATCGTACAATCCAAAATTAGGAGCATCTTCTTCAGTAAATTCCTTTTCATAACCAGAGTAGATACATCCCGATGAAATATGAATATAATTAATATTAAGAGCTTTGCAAATCTTACTAATTTTTAAAGGCAGCAAGACATTAAGTTCCCAGCACTCTTTTTTCTTAATTTCCCCTTCATCAACATTTGGTCTACCAGTAAATCCAGAACAGTTAATGACATACTCAATTTTGTTATTGAGTAAAAACTTACTTAGGGTTGATTGATCAGAGTAATCTAGATCTTTTCTCGACTTTAAATAATAATTAATGTGT